AGGAGGTAGTTTGATGTATGCCAAAGTGAGAATTGAACCAGACCAAACAAGGATACCAAGACGGACAAAGGTAGAAAGAATAGCAAGTTGTTCTTCCTTGTCATCTGTTGCCTCCTTAATTTTGCCAAGAAGACCTTTCTTTTTAGGTTCTTCCTTTTTAACTTCTTTTACATCGCTGCGAACTTCAGGCATTATCTGTATACAGAGGCAACTTTATTTAGCGATGTAATTGTTCTCCTCCAACCATTCACGAGTCATAGGAGTGGGTTCATAATCAGTCCACATCGTACCACGAGCACAGGATTGTAGTGCTTCCATGGTCATTTTCTCAGTGCGACCTGCCCAACCTGCTTCTGCTTCCCACGGCACAGCAGATTCTGGATAGGTTCTCTCTGCCATCACACGCCAAATCATAGGCACTTCTTCTTCAGGTTTGATAATAGCAATCATACTATTCTCAATAGTGCCTGCCATGCAATCCTGTGCTGCATGCCATCCTTCATGACGCATCACCATCATCAGTGTGGCAGGATCATCCATATACTTTTTATTAAGGAAGAAGTTGTTGCCAACAGTGTGATAAACACCGCGATGCATTGTGGGAAAATATTTTTTGTCTGCTAGAAACACCTTAACTCCGACCTGATTAAGGGCAACGAGCATTGCATGGAACTCGTCAGCAACAATATTATAATCACGATTGGGATACTGATCACCAATATCATGGATACTGAATACTTCTTCGATTCCATCTGTACATTCCTGGAGGAGCATACAACCCATGGCATCCATAGTGAAAAATTCAACTTTAGGTTGTTGATTTCTAGTGACTGGACCACCTGCAAATGCAGGAGATGCTGCCAACAGCATAGCAAGAATAAAACTTTTCATATCAGAAAGGAGCAGCAAAGCCAGGTGTAGAACCAGATGTACCAGGGATAACACCACCAGTGGCACCAGGAAGTTCAGGCAGGGCACTATCCATCATACCAGGGAGTGCTCCAGCAATTGCTTCTGTTGCTGCTTTGGCAACATTCTCTTTAACCTGTTCGATAATCGCATCTCGTCTCAAATAGACAACACCTGCGGTTCCGACAATACCTGCCGTTCCTACAAATGACAAGATTGCTAAAACATTAATTACTTTTTGCATAATAGTAAGCCTCGTAGTATTTGACAATGCCATTACAATTCACATTGCCTTGGGAAACCCAATCATGGGCACATTCATAGATGGATTGTGATTTATATTTAGATTCCCTTGTTGAATTTAGTTCAGAACCATATTTTTTTAAAAGAATCGTGAGTGCTTGTTCACGAACTTTTAATTTATCTTCATTGTAACGCCAATCATCGGTGGACATTTTCCGATCCTCCTTGAAAGTTTTCCGATCCTCCAGGAGGATCAATATGAAATGTAATGGATTGATTTTGTATCGCAATTTCATACATTCTTTGATGAATGTCACTAGGTTCAACAGAAAAATCATCCTGCATTTTAATTGCAGTTTCCTGTTCCATATAGTCAATACCTTTCTCAGTTAAAACTGGTGGATTAAACCACTCGTCTGTTGACGGAATAACAGGAGCAGGCACTCCCGTGTATCCATATGTCTCACCAAACCAACCATATCCTTGAGTGTAGTGACTTGGACCACACTCAAATGCTGGTGCTTCTAACTCAGCACAATCTACTACATCTTCATCAATTTCACAAACCACTTCATTTTTTTTGAATGGTTTGAAAATATCTCTGATTGCTCGTATTCTAATCATGTTTGCCAATGATAGTGATAGAAATTTCCTCTAGTATCGCACATTGGATCTTGAGATGCAACTCGATATCTGAGCATACTCTGACCTTTGAAGTCAGTTCGATCACCAATAATGCTATATGCCTTCAAAAGGTTTTTCTTTCCTTCATCCGACCTGAGTGTATTTACTAGATTGGGATCTGCTGCTGGACGCCATTTAGTGAAACCCTCATATTGTCCGGGAGCATATACAACATCGGCAACATTGTTTGGATAATGTGGAGACCTGACACGGTTTAGAACCGATACTGCTACACAATATCCATCAAAACTTCCACGATAGGTTTCGACTTGGATTGTCCTTGCAAGATGATCATAGTCAACTGCTGATAGAGCAAGAATTGTCGCAAGCATAAAAAAATAGGGGAACATTTAACTGCTCCCCTATTATAGGGCACTTACAAGGGTTTGTCAATCAAGAAAGTCATCTCCTATGTATTCAAGGGAAAACACGTCATGATCGTTGATGTTTGGATTCAACCATTCTGAAAATTCTTTTTGAATAGCATGAGCATCATCTATATTCTTTTCACAAAGATAATGAATACGATCTATGGACCAATGATAGTTGTCTTCAAGAGTTTGCTCCAAAGTTACCATAATTTTTTTTCATGTACCTCCCTAGAATATTACTATTATAGTAGAGAGGTCCCCCGTCGTCAAGGGCTTCGATTAAGACATTATTAATAAAAAGTTGCTTAGTCTCTTCATAATTAACTTGTCCCTTGGTTTTATGGAGACTTAAAATTTCTCTTTTAAAATATTCGTTTCCAATCTCTTTACGATCTTTGTTAAGTTCATCAGAACTGCCGTAGTATTTTTTCCAGTCGCTCTCAGATTTAACTCTTCTAGATTTACCTTTAGGTTTTCTATTTGACCAAAAATATTTTCTACCAATATACTGGCGATTGTTTTTAGTATTTGTAATAAGATAGACAAAACCAAAGTTGTCTTCAATATTTTCAGATAAAAAAGGATTTCCCTGGAATATCCAGGGATTTTTATAGTCTACCAAATCATTTCATCATTCTGAAATTTATTTATCATCAATAAAAGCAGAGTATGCATCGTAATCACCAAACATGTAAGCGTCTGATCTTGCTGCTTCTCTGTATGCCTCTAAAGATTTTTCTTCTTCAGAATCAAAGACTGAATCCTGCAAAGGTAGTTTCGGTAACATCTTGTTTGATTCCTCCAACGATATAGGATTCGACTTCTGTCTCCTGCGGAGCAACTTGGAGACCCTTTGACGAAATCCAATGTTCCGTCCAGGGGAGTGGGTTATTCTTTGCGGGTACGTCATAGATTGGTTTAAGTCCGATTGCTTTCATTCTGCGATTGGCAATCCATTCCACATACTGCTGAAGCAGTTTATCGTTCAAACCAATCATAGATCCATCTTTGAACAAATACTCTGCCCAAAGTTTTTCTTCGTTCACAGTTCTTTCAAACATGGAATACAACCAACGCTGTTCTTCCTTGAAGATTTTTTCCATATCAGGATCATCACCCTCTCTCCACTTCTTCAATATGTTTTGAGTGATCGCAAGATGTTGATTTTCATCTCTAGCGATAAGTGAGATGATTTTAGCGGATCCTTCCATAAGTTTAAGTTCACCAAATGCAAAACTGCAAGCGAAACTAACATAGAATCGGATACCCTCTAAAATGTTGACATTGGCAATTGCTCTAAAGAGTTTGCGTTTGAGTTCATATCTTGTGTCCTGTGCATAAGGAACTTCTTCTAATGCGTGTTGCCAATCATTACTACTATCATATTGATGTGCTGCATTAATAAAATCGTTATATGCTTCTGTCACACTCATTGCACGTTCAACAATGCGATCATCAGTCAGAATGTGATCAAACACATCTGAAGGGTCTGCATAAACGTTTTTGATGATATGTGTATAGGAACGACTATGAATCATCTCCATGAATCCCCACACCTCCATACATGCCTCTAATTCAGGTAGAGAGCAGTATGGAATAAATGCCATTCCAGGTCCACGACCCTGAACGGAATCCAGCATAATCTGATACTTCAGGTTGGAAGTGAAAATGTGCTTCTGTTCAGGACGAAGAGTTTGATAATCTGCACGATCTTTCTGGAGAGAAACTTCTTCAGGTCTCCAGAAATATCCTAATTGTTGCGTTGTGAGTTTGTCAAAGATTGGATACTTATATGAATCATATCTCTGAATACCTAATGGTTTACCAAAGAACATTGGTTGCTTTTTGGTATCAACCACATCCGAATTAAACACGGTCATTGCATCGACCATTGGCTTTTCCTCATTGTTTGTCTTAAATTTTACAAGACTCACAGTCTTCCTCCTCGGCGTTTTCTAATTGAGAAACTAAACTATCAAGAGACTCTGTAGATTCCTCTACTTCATCATTTTTATTGTCGTAAGTGTTCTGATAATAACTGGTCTTCCAACCGTACTTATATGTAGTTAAGAGGTCTTGTGCCATTACACTAACAGGAACTTCAGAGTTTTCATAATGTTCCGGATTGTAACTCCAGTTCCCAGAAATTGCTTGGTCAAAGAACTTCTGCATCACTGCAACAATGTTAATGTATCCAGTATTACCAGGCATGTCCCAAAGTAATGTGTAATTATTTTTAAGAGTTCCATATTGTGGAACTATCTGCTTCAAGGGACCTTTCTTGGATTTTTTAACGGACAAGTATCCTCTAGGAGGTTCGATTCCATTTGTTGCGTTTGACACAACGGAACTGCTCTCCGAAGGCATTTGTGCGGACAGAGTGCTGTTCCGTACTCCATATTTGATGACATCATTCCGAAGACTCTCCCAATCATAGTGAAGCTCATTCGGTACAATCTCATCTACGTCATGTTTATATGTATCAATCGGAAGAATTCCATTTCCGTACTTGGTTCGATTACTGTATTCACAGGCACCTTTCTCTTTTGCAAGATTAACAGTTGCCCTAATTAAGTAATACTGGAATGCTTCTGTAAGGTCATGAACGAGTTTCCAAGATTCTGGATTATCATATTTAACACCATTCTTGGCAAGATAATGTGCCAGTCCAATGTAACCAATTCCTAATGAACGACGTGCCTTGGTGGCAATCTCTGCTGCTCTGACTGGATATCCTTGAAAGTCAATGAGTTCATCAAGACCCCTAACAGCAAGATCACAAAGAACATCGAGATCTTCAAGATCCCTGATTTTACCAATATTAATAGCAGAAAGGATACAGAGAGCAATTTCCCCAGTTTCATCGTCAATGTGTTGTAAAGGTTTAGTGGGTAGAGTGATCTCCTGGCACAGATTACTCATTTCAACTTTGTCCGTAAAAGATGAATGAGAATTGCAGTGATCAATATTCATAATATACAATCTGCCAGTCTCTGCTCTCTCTTTCAAGAGGTCTAAGAATAATTCTTGTGCCCCGATAGTTTTTCTCGGAATAGATCCATCAGATTCATAACTTGTATAGAGATCATCAAACGATTCAGTGCCAAAAGCATCATACAAACCTGGAACATCGTGAGGGCTGAAGAGACTGAT